GAAACTAGAGTTACAGCTAACACCATAGCTGATACTGAGTATTACACTCTACCTGATAACTATGTTGCTATGCGTAACATAAAACTAAACACAGATCCAAAAACACCTTTGGATTTTTTGACACCTGAAATAATGGACAGATTAAACGCTGGTAGCAGTACAGGCAAACCAAAAGCTTATTCGATAAAAGGCAATGACATACAACTAAGACCTATACCTGATGGAGTTTACGAAATAGAAATAGCTTATTACAAACACTTTACTGCTTTATCGGATTCTAATACTACAAACGATATGCTTACAAACCACCCTGATGCGTATTTGTATGGAGCGTTGGTAGAAGCAGAACCTTATCTTATGAATGATAAAAGAATAACAGTTTGGCAGCAGTTTTATGATAGAGCAAAAGTAGATATTATTGCATCTAACGAAAGGGATAGACACTCAGGCACAACACCTATAACAAGAATTGATTACGGATTATATTAATGACTACATGGACTATAGTTTCTACAGATTCTACAACATGGAGTGTTATACAAAATACATCTGAAGGATATTTTGAAACAGAAGATAATTTGGATTTACTAGTAACAGAAGCAGGTTTACTGTTTCAACAAGAAGGGGGAGTTGTCATAGCTCCTGATGACTGGCAAGACACTCCAGCAACAGCAACTACAACATGGACTCAACAATAAATGGCAACACAAAAGTTTACAGATTTAACGGCAACAACAACCCCTAATACAGAATCTGTATTTGCTATAGCGTATTCAGGATCTAACTTTAAATTAACTATTACAGATTTAGCAGCTAACTTACCAGCAGTTACAGCAACCAGTTTAACTACTTCAGGAACTATAACAGGTGGTGGTGGGTTTATCGGAAACCTAACAGGTAATGTAACAGGAGCTGTAACAGGAAATGCAAGTACGGCAACGGCTCTAGCTACAGGTCGCACAATAGGCATGACTGGAGATGTTACATGGACTTCAGCATCTTTTGATGGTTCAGGCAATGTTACAGGAACATCGGCTATTGGCACAGGGGTTATAGTCAATGCAGATGTCAATACAAGTGCAGCAATAGATGCCACTAAAATACACGATGGCACAATATCAAATACAGAATTTGGATACTTAAATAATGTTTCCTCAAACATACAAACACAACTAGATGCTAAAGCATCATCTAGTTATGTACCTACTGCAATTACTGTTGCAGATGAATCCTCAGACACTACTTGTTTTCCCTTGTTTACAACGGCAGCGACTGGGGATTTAGGTCCAAAGACAGCATCAGGATTAACTTTTAATTCAAGCACAGATGTATTGTCAGGAACTTTTGCAGGGAATATTACAGGAAATGTAACAGGTAATACTTCAGGCACATCAGGATCAACCACAGGAAATGCAGCAACTGCAACAGCGTTAGAAACTGCAAGAAATATTGGTGGTGTTAGTTTTAATGGTACAGCAAATATTGATTTACCAGGTGTTAATTCAGCAGGTAATCAAAATACGAGTGGTTCTGCTGCAAGTTTATCTGCAACATTAGCTGTTGCTAGTGGTGGTACAAATATTACATCTTATACTACAGGAGATATAATTTATGCTTCTGCTTCAGGCACACTTGCAAAACTTGGAATTGGTAGCACAGGACAAGTTTTAACAGTAGATGGTGGGTTGCCAAGTTATGCAGCAACAGCTTCTTCAGTTACCTTTCCGACTGTAACTGGAATATCACCAAGCACAATTACCAACGATGCTACCTCAATAACTTTAACAGGAACAAATTTTGTAAATGGTTGTCATGTAGAAGCAATAAGTTCTACAGGAGCAATCATTACCCCAAACTCAGTTTCATTTACTAACGCAACCACAGTAGTTGCAAACTTTACGATTGGTACAGATGGCACATATTTTATAAGAGTTGAGAACCCTGATGGTTTAGCAGCTCGTAGCTCATCAGCATTACTTACAGTATCAGATGCACCTACATGGACAACTGCAGCTGGAAGTCTTGGAAGTGTAGCAGCAGGTGATAGCGTTAGTTTTTCAGTTGCAGCATCAGGCGATAGCACAATTGCTTTTTCAGAAACTACAAGCGTTTTAACCAGCAACTCTAATACACCAACAAGCACTATGAATTTATCGCTTAACTCATCAACTGGTGCAATTACAGGAACAGCTCCTAGCCCAACAGGTGAAACGACTTATAACTTTACATTAAGGGCTACAGATGCAGAAGCACAAACAGCAGACAGGGCATTTAGTATAACCATATCAGTAGGTATGAACAACTCAGGACAATTTAACTAATGGCTAATTCATATTTAAGTAAAACACCAAATGCAAGTAACAGAAAAACTTATACAATTAGTTTATGGTTAAAGAGAAGTGCTTTAGGTGTTAGTTCTCCTTATCAAGCACACCCAATATTTACTGCTTACGAAAGTCCTTTTACATCGAGTAGTGGAGAAATACTTTTGCATTTTGATGGTGATGATACTTTGCATTTTAGACAATGGAACGGCAGTTCTCCTTATGTCTTATTATTAATCACGGATAAAAAATTTAAAGATACTACAAGTTGGTATCATATTGTTGCATCTGTAGATACTACACAAGCAACAGACTCAAACCGAATTAAATTATATGCGAATGGAGAATTATTAACTTTAGCAACAGCTGGTTATCCATCACAAGATTACGACACTCGTTTTAATGCTAATGTACAACATACCATAGGCACAGGAACTGATGGCACTCAAAAATTTTTTGATGGACAAATGGCTCACTTCCATTTTGTAGATGGCACAGCTTTAACACCATCAACATTTGGAGAAACAGATAGCACAACAGGTGAATGGAAACCTAAACTTAATCCAAGTGTTACTTATGGAACTAATGGTTTCTTTTTAAAATTTGAAAATAGTGGTGCTTTGGGTACTGATTCATCAGGCAACTCAAATACATATGCAGTTAATGGAGATTTAAAACAATCTATATCAACACCTAGTAACTTATTTGCAACATTTAATTATTTACACAATGGTATTGGTCAACAAAATGTTATAAGCAAAGCTGGTACACAGATAGACCATACTAACGATTCTTATAATTGGAGAACAACTGCTGCATCATTAGGTATGAATAAAGGTAAGTGGTATTGGGAAACTAAATACTCTACTGAAGCTGGGTATTTGAATGTTGGGTTTGCTAGAAATGGTAGTGATGATATAACACAGAATATGAGAGGAAGTAATCAGCTTGGAAATGATGCTGATGCTGGTGGAAATTCATGGGCTTTTAGTGCTGGTAACACATCAGGTAATAACATTGCTAAATTAATACATAATAATAATGTTGCTGTTGCAGACATGGGAGTTACCCCAGCAGTTAATGATATTATACAATGTTGGTTAGATTTAGATAATGGAAAAGCATGGTGGGGTGTTAATGGTACTGTTATGAATAGTGGTAGTGGTGTAGGTGTTCCTAACACAGGAGCAAACCCACACTTTACCTTTACTGTTGGAGATGAATTTTATATACCAGCAGTAGGTTTATTTGGATTAGGTGCACCTCAATGTCAAGTAAACTTTGGCGAGGGAAGATTTGGAACAACAGCAGTATCATCAGGAGTCGCAGACAATGGTGGTAATGGAACATTTGAATATTCTCCTTTAGCTGGATTTTACTCAATTTGCACAAAAAATATTAAGGACTACGGATAGGAGATAACATGGCATATATTACATTTCAACCACACGACCACTTCGACTGTCCTAGATGGACAGGCAGTAGTAGCACCACTACAATTAATGGTATGCAATTTAAACCTGATGCTCTTTGGATTAAAAGATATGATGGTAATGGACACCCATTGCTTAACAATTCATCAGAGGGTACAGGGCAAAACTGGATTCCATCAGGAAACAATGCAAACAATACAACTGTTCATGTGGCTAGTTATACCTCAGATGGTTTTACCCTAACAGGAAACATAAACGATACTAACGCTGCTACTCAAAATTATTTGGCAGCTTGTTGGAAAATAAATGCTGGTACAGAATCAACAAATACATCAGGTTCTATTTCTGCCGAAGTACAAGTTAATCAAACTGCTGGTATAAGTATATGTAGATATACAGGTACAGGTGCTAATGGAACAATTGGACATGGACTAGGAGCTATTCCAAAACTTATAATAGGAAAATCTACAACAGTTGCAGATAGAGGAGATGTATATATAGGAGATATCTTATATTACACAGACACCGAAACAGACTTAATACAATTTGCTGCAACTGGTGGTAATCAAGATGATGCTGGTGGTTGGAATGACACAAAACCTACAAGCTCAGTATGGTCTATAGGAAATAAAACGCATCATAATACTAGTGGTGCTGCAAGTATTGCCTATTGCTTTACACAAATTAATGGTTTTAGTAAATTTGGATTATATAAAGGTAATGGAAATGTTGATGGTTCATATATTTATTGTGGGTTTAGACCAAAATGGTTAATGGTAAAAAAATGGGACAGCACAGAAGATTGGTTTGTTAAATCACCAGTAGTAACTGGATATGGTGTAGGTGGTACATTAACAAGAACACTTAAATTTAGTGATAACTCAACATCAACAAACTGTACTGTTAATATAACTGCAACTGGATTTAGACCTACAACTACAGATGGTAAAGCAAATGGTGATGGTAATGTATATTTATACATGGCGTTTGCAGACCACCCAATAGTAGGAAGCAACGGAACAATAGCACTAGCTATATAGGAGAAAATTAAATGGGATTAGAAACAGGAACATATATATCAGACTTAAATAGCTCAAACCCAGTAGCTGGTGATCCAGTTAATGAGGGTGATGACCATTTAAGACTTATAAAATCAACAGTCAAAGCAACTTTCCCTAGTGTTACTGGTGCAGTTACTTCAACGCACACAGAATTAAATTTATTAGATGGTGTTACAGCAAATACTACTGAACTTAATTATGTAGATGTAACTACGCTGGGTACAGTAGAAGCATCAAAAGCTGTAACAGCAGATGCTAACAAAGATATTACAGGAATTAGAAATTTAACAGCAACAGGAACTTTAACAGTAGGCGGAAACGCAGTAACAACTTTACAAGCCGTATACCCTGTTGGATCTATTTATATTAACGCTGCCGTTACAACCAACCCTGGTACATTATTAGGGTTTGGAACTTGGGTAGCTTTTGGAGCTGGTAAAGTAATTGTAGGGTATGATGCAAGTGATACTGATTTTGATGCACTACAAGAAACTGGTGGTTCTAAAACACATACTTTAACAACTGCTGAATTACCATCTCATACACATAATGTAGTTATAGATTCTTCACAAAATGGTGGTAGTTCACATGACCATGCTTTGTTTCCTGATAGCACTTCTAGTGGCGAAACTTTTACATCAGCAGCAACAGGTGGGGGTGGAGCACATAATAATGTTCAACCATACATCGTTGCATATATGTGGAGAAGAACTGCGTAATGGCTGTTTTTCAATCAGGAATACCTAAAGGAGTTAATAAAGATGTAAACCCAACAGCTTTGCCGCCTGAAGTGTATTCTCATTCACAAAACACAAGATTTGGAGAAGGCGCAGCAAAAAAGTTTTCAGGACATGACAATCCTTTTCCAGTAGCTAATCCTACAGTAGCACCATATCAAGTATTAAACTGGGCAACAGGGCAAAATAATTATTGGTTTTATGCAGGAACTGCAAAGATATACAGAACAGATGGCTCAACACATACTAACTTTACAAGAACAGCGTCAGATTATTCTGTAAATCTTACAGCATCAGGAAACTGGGATACTTCTGTTTTTAACGGATTACCAATATTTAACAACGGAGTTGACGATCCACAATGCCTGGCTAACTTAGGATCAAATAATTTTACAGATTTAACTAACTGGCCATCAAACACAACTTGTAAAACTATCAGACCTTATGGTAACTATTTAATAGCTTTAAACTTAACAGAATCATCTGTCAACTACCCAAACAAAGTTAGATGGGGAGATTCAGCAGAAAACTTAACCTTACCTAGCACATGGGCGGCTGGAGCAACTAATGACGCAGGTGCTGCTACTATTGGTGATAATGGAGATTTTATAATTGATGGAGCTCAGTTGAAGGGTTCTTTTATTATTTACAAAGAAAAAACAACCTGGATTATGACTTATGAAGGTACGGAACTAGTTTTTAACTTTCAAAAGCTTTTTAGTGATACAGGAATATTATCTAAAAACTGTGTAACA